ATTAGCTGACCATAGTAAGGTCCAGCCTCATAGAGGGGGTCAAACTCTCTATCTGAGTTGTCAACAGTGATGTTTACAATTCCAGCGTCAATGCGGTCAAGGGCATTGTTCTTGCCTCGGCGTACTGTAGTAGTCACAAGCCTGTCGGTGATGTCAAAAAATCTCTCGCCACCAAGGGTGTAGCTAGTGTTGTCTAGCACACCTCTTGTAGAGCTGTCTAAGACAAAAGAAAAAGGGTCACCCTGACCAAGGTTTAGACCTAGCTCAAGTTTGACTGCTGGAGCTGCCACTAGGCACCCTGCCAAACAGCACCAGAGGTACGCTCGTAGGCCTTGATAGCGTCAACAATAGCTTTACCGATAGTCGAGCCTGAGCCAACTCCACCATCCACATTTATGTTGTAAACATTTTGCTGAGTGCCTGTGCCAAACAAAGAATTGGTGCCTGTTGTTGCTATCTGTCCTGCAAGGTTGCCAAACTCTGAGTAGCCAGCGTTGATGGCAGATAGCCCACCAGGTCCACCCATGACAAGTGCCTCGGCTAGTCGAGCACCTGCTAGAGGTCCAGCAGAGATTACCTGTTGTAGCAATGTTGAGTTGAGTCCCATGCCAGCCAAACTCTGCACATTAGCCGAGAACGACCTGAGCTTTACAAGTAGCTTGTCCATGTTGCGAGTGATTGAATCTGTAGATCCACCAAGCTGGGTTATGTCAAAGGCTCCAAGTATTGAGTTTTTGATGGAGCTAAAGGTGTTTTTTACTGCATCTGCAAAAGAGGCATAGGCTCGCTCTTTAGCTGCTAGAGCATCCTCAACAGAAGTATCTTTGACTGGTTCCTCAACAGCGGTGACTGCCTCAACTGCTGCATCTGCAACAACCTTGAGGTTCTTTTCCATTTTCTTTAGGTTTTTAGTCAGGTTGCCGTTGTTTTTAGTAATGGCTTTAAGTGCCTTGTTTGCAGCAGCAACTGGTTTGGCCCCAGAGGTAAGTCGAGCAGCAAGCCCCTCACTCACACCAGCAGCAACTAGCTTGGCTTGCTTTTTGACAACAGTAGCTTCACGCTTTAGCGTTTCACCCAAGCTCATCTTTTTAGGCGTACTTGCCCCACCAGTTGTTGAGTCAGGTGTCAGTGCGTCAATCTCAGCCTGGTTAGATTTGGCATCAAAGGCAGAGCCACCAAAAGAACTTGCTACCTGACCAGCAGTCTGCCTGATAAGCGTGTAGGTAGTTTTTATTTCTTTTGGAATCTTGTCTAGCTGTGTTCTAAGGACAGCAGCCTTACCACCTGCATAATCTAACTTGCCAGCAAAGTTTGCAACACCAGAGGCTGACTTGCCAGCCCACTCATTTGTGTTGGTAAAGGCTGCAACCAAAAGTGCTAGACCAGAGATAATGGCGACAATCGGAATGAGCCTTAGAGCTGTTGAGAAAATAGTTGTAGCTGTAGTGGCTAAGGTTGTCTGGGCAGTCACTTGTGCCATCCACCACTTGTTTAGCTGCAGGGCAACAGTTGTAATACCTATGGCAACCTGCATAAGTTTGTAGGCAGTATTTATAGCAAAGATGGCAGTTGTGACTTGAGCAATAGCTGTAGCGTTCTCAATAAAGAATCTTGCTGTATTCATCAAGTCTGTTGTCAGGGCTTTCCAGTCAACAGCCTTTACAGCAGCAACTAGCTGAGTGCCTAGATCTCTAGCCAAATCCCTAACAACTGGTAGTAGCTCTGCCATGACAGGCAACAACTGGTTGCCAATTTCAATCTGTGTATTAGTGACCTCAGCCTTTAGGATTCTCATTTGGTTGGCAAGACCACCAGAGGTGTTGGCAAAATCACCCTGTGTCTTGCTGGTTGCTTGCATAAGCAAGCCATAACGAGCTTGAACCTTTTCTGTTTGAGTTAGCTCTTTACCGACCTCACCAATTCCATTCGCCATCGCATAGGCTTTGACCTCAGAGTCGAGCAGGTTGATACCAAAACGCTTTAGAGGTTCTGCTTCACCTGCAAGACCAGACTGGAATACTTGTAAGGCCTCAGACACATCTATGTTGAATACAGAGGCAAAGTCGCTGGCACGAGTCGAGATTTCAGCAATAAACTTTGATGCATCGCCACCAGAGCCAACGATGCGTTCGGCAAAGGCAGAGAACCTTACTGCTGCGTTATTGAAGTCAACCTGCGATACACCAAGTGTTGTTGCAGCAGTCTTTCCGAAGTCAATGATTCCTTGAGCTGACTTGCCAAAGGCAACATTGACAGCGTTTACAGACTCGGCATAGCTAGATGCTGTCTGGACAGTCTTGGCTAGACCTGCACCAATAGCACCGATGGCAATACCAGCAGTAGCAAAGTTTCTGCCTAGTGATCCGACTGAGCTTTGTAGCTTCGCAAAACTAGCGTTAGCTTGCTTTAGGCCTTTAGGGTCAAAGCTAGTGAGGATGGGGATTCTAATTGCCATTAGTTGGCCTTAAGTTTGTAGTTGATTTTTTCTGAGTATTTTTCAATGGTTTTCAACATATCGAGAGCTATGTTGTCAACCTTGCCAGCTAGGGCTGGGTAGATGTAGCGAGATGGGATGCCACCAAGGTTGTCGGTCATGCCTTTACCTTGTCCGGTGATTCGATACTGGAAAGCCTGAGTTTGTCCACGCCTAACGACTGACCTTGATTTGGTTGGCTTTTGTCTGCCTGACCCACCAACTCGACCTCTGCCCTTGTATTCGTAAAGTAAAGCAGGGCCATGCATCATGGTCTTTCGGCCAGCCATGTCAGCTATCTCAAGACCCACTGCATCACCCGGTGATTCGACCTGCAATCTGACAAGTGGGATTGTGTCACTGTAAATAGACTTTCCGAGTAGCAGTTGGGCACTTACCTTGGCACCAGCAAAGCGTGTGCGACCATAGTGATTCATGCCTGATAGCGGTGAGGATGATGGCAGGTTTGACCTAATGGCTGAAACTGCTGGCTCTGCGATCTGTCTAATGTCTTTGCGTAGTTCCCTTATTGAGCCTGGTTGCACAGCATCAAGTAGTTGCAGCATCTCTTTGACACCTTGCACTTTGATGGTGGTAATTGGGCTGGCCAATGAGGACTCCTAGATAGATTGCTTGTCTAATTCTACCCAAAAGAAAAACCCCCTTTTGGGGGGCTTATCTTTTTTGGCCTTGTTGATTCTTGAAAATCAAATACCGGCTAAGTGTCCAGAGCATTCGTTCATCGAGTTCTAACAACTCTCTAGGACTGATGCCAGTTTCGACTGCCAGAGATGCTATAAACCAATGAGCTGATTGGTCCCCTAGACCCTTTATGCTTTTGGGTCGTCAGAGGCCGATACGGAGAGAACTCCGTCAATCCACTCATCGAAGGTTTTAGCAGTTGCCTTGGTGCGTGTTTCACTTGCCCAAGCTAGGAAAAGCAGGTGAGTGATTTTGAGGTCTTTGTCTAGGTTGGCAATGGAGATGTTGAAGTTGGACTCAAACTTTACCATGTCAGATGCTAGGCAGGTGACCTCTTTGGATTCACCAGGCTTGTCGCTGAACTCTACTTGTAGGTTTATTTTCATGCTCGTAGCTTACTATGCTGATGGAGCTGTGCCACGCACAATCTCACCTGTGGTCGGCCAGGACACTGACACCTGGGCGATATCGCCTAGTGAGGAGCTGTAGGGTTGATACTGGGTCACAAGACAGTCGAATCTATATTCAGGATTTGTGGCAGATACTGTGCCTGATGTTGGGGCAATTTTTACTGCAACTGTTGAACCCATAAGTGGGAATAGTAGGGCATCAACTGAGCCAGCAGCAAAGTCCTGCATGAAGTCAAGTGATACTGATCCACTCTTTAGGCCACCAATGCGTGTGCGGTAGGTGCTTCCAAAAGCGGTGGTTTCAATCTCATCGGCTGTGATGTCAAGGGTGACTGAGTTGATTGAGGTGCTGAGGTTGGTTGTTCCAACTGTGATTTTGTAGTCTTGTGCAAAAAACTTTGCCATGTTGTTTCTCCTAGTTTGCTATGACTGTGACTGTGAAGTCAGCAGCCAGGTATGTGGTGTCGCTGATGTTCAATGAACCAACTGAGTCCATTGAAACAACTCGGCAGTCGTAGGCATTACCACCAAGCGTACTATCTGATTCTACTGCACTTTTGACACTACTTGCCCCTGTGCTGATGTAGGCATCTAGCCGTCTTTGTGCCTCACGCTCGGCAGCTCTGCCAACAATGACAGTGATTGCAAAGTTGTAAGTAGTCATGCCTTTGTTGAAGGCACCATCGTAGGAAACAGATCTCAGACCGACAATGGCAATAGGTGGGTTTGGTAGGTCAGGAACCTCGGCTGCTGTGCGTAGGCCTGAGATAGTTGCAAGGTTAGTAGCAAGGGCTTGCCTGATTAGGCTAATGCTCATTAGCCGAAGTTCCTCATAATCCTGTAAGGCATAAGTAGTTGCTCGACATCTGGGTCAAGGTAGCGACCAACTCGGATGGCACCCATGTCACCAAATCCGGCAACACCTAGAGGCGAGTCAAGACGCTTAAAAAGTCTTGATGACTGAATCACACAGGCTTGCTTTACAGCGGTTGGTACAGACGACCAGCCCCAAGTGCCAGTGATTTTTACAAGTGCCTGGTAGTCAACGACTGGCCAAGCGTAAGTGTTGACAGCTCTGATGCTTGTGTAAGGGGAATACAGTCCATCAGCTCTGCTGTTTACAGGCTCAAGCTGGTAGTCAGTAGCAGCCCACTCTGTGTAGGTGTCACCAATCTCATCGGTGGACTCAACCTTTGTGACTGTGATTGCATCGTCAATAATTAGGTTGATGGCATCGGTGGCAGCAAAGTTCCTTACAGCGGTACCTGCGTTAGAGAAGCTTCGAGCTGTGAAGCCGTCAATAAGTCTTGAGGCAGACTCGATTGCTGTTTCCAGCAAAGAATCATCAACATTGTCTGTGATGCGTAATGAGGCTTTGACCTCTGCGAGAGTCGCATATCCTTGGGTTATTGCCATAGTAGTCCTATCTTATCTCCTAAAAAGCATACGCTCTTTGATGGCTGTAGAGCTGATGCCTTGTGTGTATGGGATGTAGATCAAGGCGATACCTCGCTCATCTAGCCAGTCTTGGTCAAACTTCATCTGTGCGTAGTAATCACGCCTAGCCCAGTCTGTGCCAATGGCAATGATGTCGGGCCAGACTTCCTCAATGCTTGGCTTGCTGTCGGTCCCACCTGTGTTGGGGATTACCTTGTCAACATACCTGCAAGCAAGCAGCACAGCCTCTCGGTCTGCGTAGCTAATGACTGGTGGCTTGCCCTTGTATTCCTCAATAAAATCATCGGTGTTTAGGGATACCACCACAGGGCCAAGCTCGGCACAGCGTTGTAGGAACCTAGCGTGACCGGCATGGAAAAGGTCAAAAGTGCCACCTGTATAAACTAAGCCCAAGAGTTTTCACGCCTTATCTTGAGTGACCAGTTGCCCTCGCTGTAATCATCGTTGTCAACCTTTGACTGATAGAGCCGTTGATTAGCCTGAAAAGTCCTATTGTTTTTTGTTTCGTTGCCCTGCAAGCTTGAGCTGTTATTGTGGTGGACAATCGCCTCAATCCTTTTGACAGATAGCCCAGCGTTTCTGATTCGCCTCTCATAGTCATCATCATCAAAGTAAAGGGGATACAGTCGCTCATCGTAAAGCCCGACCTGCTCAACTACCTTTTGACCCAAGACGATACAGGACCAGTCAGGCACAATGTGGGGGAAGCCCAAGCCATCGGGGTCAGCATCTTGAGCGATGATCTCAAGGGCACCCTCACCAAACCAAGCATCATCATTGACTAGCACCCAGTAGTAGGAATAGGGTGTTGACTTTACTATCAGGTTCCAAGCACCGACAAGACCAAGGCCAAAGGGCACTCTAATCATCCAGAGGTTCTTTACCTTTTCTGGCTGGCTAGGTTGCCAGGTGTTAGTGCCTGAGTTGTCAACAATAACAAGATGCTCGACTGGGTAGTCAATAGAGTCAAGTAGCCTCTGGGCTAGGTCAAACCTTTTTAGGGTTGCAAAACCTAGGACTGGAATCACTTGAGTAGTTTCTTTAGCACTGGCATCCAGTTCTCTTGCCAGACCTTTTCATGGTCAAAGTTTTGAGCAAACTCAACAGCCTTGGCTGACTTGCCCTTGCCTCTAGCGTAGGCCTGTTCCAATGCCTCAACTATCTCAGGCACTGATGGGATAGTCCAGAATGAGTGCTGTGCTGGATCATAGAGTGGCTGACCACTGATAACCCAGCCATCTGCACATAGCTCAGGGCTTGCTGCAAACTTGCTCACGATGGTTGGCACACCAACTGCAGCGGCTTCAACAGTTGGAATCCCAAAGCCCTCTCCATAGCTTGTTGCCAGCATGACATCCCAGCTTGAGTAGATACCTGCAAGTGTTTCTTGCGACATCCCATAGCGGTAGGCAAGTGGGTCAGGGAAGGTCATGTTGTCAACTGGGATACCTAGCAACTGACCGAGTGCAATAAGGTTCCAGCCATGAGGTGAGCTGGGGTCTGCGTGAATGTAGAGCATGGCATCTTTGTGCTTTCGAGCAAACATTGCAAAGGCCATCATGTTCTCTGAGTAGGCTTTGCGGTGCAAGATGCCCGATGACTTATTGGCAGCGTTCATGCCAACAACAAAACGACCATCCTCAAAGCCCATAAAGTCGTCAACCTTTTGACCCTCAATGGTGTCAGTAAACTTGAATACTTTGGTGTCAATGCTGTGAGGTACATAGTGGCCCTCAACACCAGCCTTGTTGATCTGCTCTAGCCCAAACTTGCTCATAGCAAGCGGTGTCACATTTTCCTTCTGCAACCACTTCAATACACCTGGTGGGATTGGGTTGTGATCTATCGGTGTCCAGCTTGCAATCGGGATAGTGTCATAGCCTTTAGAGTTCAAGACCCAGACATCGTAAAGCGTAATCATTAGGTCTGATTGCTTTTTGTTTATTGCTTTCCAGTGCTTATGGTGAGCTGGGGCCACATCATTTGAGTAAGCCTCAGAGCCTCTGGAATAGACAGGGATGTCGCCGTACTCGGTCTTGTAGGTTGTGTTGATTCCCTCATTGCCATAGTTAGACAAAGCAGCAACATCAGCACCATCACGCTTTAGCAGTTTGACTAAGGCATCTGTAGCTTGGCCGTATCCGGTTGGCTGTCCTGGTGAGTTGCTAAAGACGGATACTGTGCCTTTTAGTTTTTTCTTGCTCATGTAGATTCTCTCTCTGTTGCGATAATCCTAGCAAAAGACAAGCCCCAAGCGAACCTACACGCTTGGGGCTTGTCAGCTTTTGAGCTAAGGGTTTAGCTTGCTCCACCCTTGAAGTACCCAATGTGGGTAGCGTGGGTTAGTCCACCATCAAGACGGATTAGGCCTCGGTAGGTAACTGTGTCAGTGTTGAAAGCGAAATCGGCTGACTGGTCAACACGAATACCACCTGCAACACGAACCTTGAAGCTTGGTAGGTGTCCAAACAGTACCGACTTAGCGGCTGTTCCTACTGCTGCAACATTTGGGTTCTCGTACACTGGGTAGCCAAGCAAGGTTGCTGGCTGTCCTGGGACTGCTGAGTTGGTCCAGATGTAGTTTCCTGCACCATCCTTTAGCTTGCGAGCTGCTGCGATACCTGACTTAGCCATCTGGAAACCTAGACCTGGAAGCACACGAGCACCATCTGCGATGCCGTAAACAAGGTCAATTAGGTTCTCGTAGGAAGCTGCACCAGATACTCCGGTTCCACCAGTCACTACTGAGCCAGCGGCTGCAGATAGCTTTGTGGTTAGAACTGAGTTTGCCTGTAGACCCAATGAGGTTCCAAGCTGCTGTGCAATGTAGCTGGTGATGTTGAATCCAGCGTCAGTCACTAGCTCCTGTGCAACCTGCACTAGAGCTCCGTACTTCTCAGCACCAAGGGTGATGGATGAGAATGTTGGGTTGGACTCTGAGATGGTTCCTGCTGCTGC